CGACTCTAACTCAAATGTAAAACCGTTCCCCATAGAGGAGAACTTATTCCATCTGATGATAGAGCTGTCTTGAATACCGATCTTGGATCGACAAACATCCATAAGATTGAACCAATCACGAGGAAACAACTCTCGGACTAATTCTTTCGAAATGGAGTCACTCGCTGAAGAGAAATCGACCGTAGCTAACTCACCCGTAATACTACCGAGTGATGCTAAGGTCGAATTCCTCTCCTGCGAGTTTAAGTCGATTCCAACCCTTAGAAGCCGACGACGAAGAACAGCGCCAACACCTTTCTGTAAAACCAGATTAAACCCTGGCTCTACGGCGATGACACGGTCTGTCTTCGAGTTCTTAGGGACAGTGATCACCTTGTTACCAGGCTGCGGTTCCCAACCTCCGGAATTACGGATGTGAGAGCCCCAACCGGGGAACGCCCTAGAGAACCAGGGCGCAACAAAGTGATATAAATCCCGCGTAATTCCAGTTTCTGACTGGAATTTATGTTCTGCCGCAACATCACTGCCAGATAACAAGGTAGTGACGCCGGGCCCCCAATAGGCATGTTCTACGATCTCTCTTGGCTTAAGATCACCGAGAATCCAATCTATTTTTCGCTGCATTATAGAAAATAATGTAACGGTCGATCCGTTGTAAAGCGGATCGGCAGAAAGGTTTCGAAAGCGATTGTTGGTCAACCCGCACAGGCTCTCAAATTCAAAGAATTTGCTGAATGCTGCGTCGGCCTTACTTACTTCCAATGGAAGAAAGTCAGACTTCGACAGAAACTCAGTAGCTGTGTAGGCATCCCGAAAACAAAACTTGTTTTCGTAAAGGAAAGGATCCGTTCGCAGATCGACTAGCTGCTGATACTCTTTAGAGGAGTATAGCAACCAGACGGTCAGAGAGCGGGGACAATCCAAAGATAAGAGAAAGGAGTAGATTGCTTCGTCGGTCGCCGACGTGGCCGTGCGGAAAGTTCTAGCGAGCTCAGCTACGCTAGCCTGGTATGACTTAGTCATAGAGGGTATGCCTTTGATCGAGTATCTAGATAACTAGACGATTAAGAAGAGCTGCAGCCGGAAGACGAGATTAGTAAATATTCTCGAAATCTTGGATTGCAGAAGTCATGGCAGAATTTGCCAAGACATTCTTAGTGTACGCCAGAAGATCCTTACGCTGTTGTAGCGTAGAGCGCTCCGGGAGTACAAACTCGAGAGTGCCGATAAGATCGTAAGCCTTCGACGGAGCTGGCTGAATGCCAGTAGAAGTCGAGGGAGACGAAATATCGAGCACAGGCGTTACCACCTTAGCGACAATCTTATAGCTCCGCGAGGAGCTACTTGGTTGCCGCAAAGACACGGTCACAACAGGATATCCGAGAGCAATGCCCCCGGAACGATCCGCCCATTTAGCCACGCCGTTTGAATCGACGTTAACGGGGTTGAAGGTATGATTTGCTGGCGTAGCTTGGCCATCGGCCAGCGTCAAAGGTGCGATAGCACTCATTGGTTGAAGCTCCTATATGCGAAGATTATTTCCGACGCATGTTTGTTGAAAAAAAGAGCTACTGCATTCGCGAAATGGGTGCGAGAAAACGGATCTTTAAAATCGGGAAACTGAGTCGATGGGAATGAACTCATCGAACTACGGTTAACCGATACTAGAGATACTTGTTGACTCGTATACCCATAACGGAAGAAGTAGCTGGAATTTGACAAATGGGTTATCAGCTGTGAGCCGGTAGATTCCGTAAAAGTAGTAATACTTCCTTTAGAAAACTTCAACCCAAAGGTTGCGTCTAAAGAGGAAATAAAATTACCGATCGGAATAAACCAGTCGACAACGAAACTCCATGGCGTTAACTCCCAAGCGATGAGAGCAGGATTGGTTATACCAAGCTGCGACATCGTCTGAGAGACCGCGTCATCTATGGAGAAGTAGCAGACATACTTGATAGTAACTTTGCAATCATACGTTTCGAAGTATGGATTCAACGAATCGTATGTCACAAAGTTATAAGAAGTAAGGACGCGACTACCCTTTGTCGAGACGCGCTGGAAGACAGGCTGGTAGAGCCGCTTTTGCCAATAGGCTTCAGCGGCGCCAAAGATGTCTCCTAGTAACGGCTTCCAACCATATTGTAATTCCAGCCATCGCTGGCTGGTATTACGTGCGAACCCCTTTCCAGGGGCTTTGGAAGCTTTTGCGTAGCCTGCTATATTGGAGTGCCAACTCTTAGGAGGTGGTACAGCCAAGGCATGCGCAGCGCCTACCAAATCACCCTTACGGATCTTAGAGTAAGCACGAGCTAAGGTAGCCAGATTACCGAGGATTAAGTCGGCAGTCTGTTTACGTTCAGCAAGTGCTTGCGCTAAGTTCACCTTCTGATCTTTGGCCTTCAAAAGTAAGCTATTAGATAGCTTACGATGAAGG